GGATTGAAACGAAGTTCCAAATTCTACTAAAGAACTTTTACTCTCCATATATCTCTTTCGTAAGTTTTGTTTTTGATAAGTTTAACTTTTTCTGTCTATACTTATCTTTCATCTTTTTCAAAATGGTATCTTTATTTTTATAGTAGTATTCCATTTGCCATTTTTTTTGAGCTTCTTGTTTTTGTTTATCCGTAAAGTATTTCTTTTTTCTACCCATTGGTTTGCTCTGCGTACTTATCCATAGTGGTAAAGGTTTGTGCCAACCAACTATTAACATTTGGTAGATTTTGAAATAATCTATCTTCCATAAACATAGATTCGAATTTAAATTTTACTAAGCGTCTGATAGGACCTCTGATAACATCGATTAATTTTGTCTTAGTTGAAGCACTTATATTTACATCTTCTAACTGCATCAACTTATAGTTACGTTCAAGTAACTCCTTATTCTGTAATATTTTCACAAAGAAGTTTCCATCATCATCTTTGTGTTTGTGTGCGTATTTATATATCTCTTGTAAACTATAACTATTATTCTCTTTACTCAAAGTTGGTATATTTTTTACCAATGTCTTGGTAGCTATACCTTTTACGCCATTTATATTATCAGATTTGTCTCCCTCAAATATCTTAGCCATAATAAAGTTCTCTGCAGTTATACAATACTCTTCTAAAACTGCTTCTTTATCATATAGTTTCTTTTTTGTAGGAGACCAAACCTTAATATCATCAGATACTAACTGTAAGAAATCCTTGTCGGTTGACATAATGATTTTTTCACCATCTGGTATTACACTCTTTGCGATATAAGCTATAGCATCATCTGCTTCAATACCATCTACGGATATATTGGTTAGTGGTAATAGTTCAAGATACTCTGCAACTCTTCTGAGTTGTAGATACATATTCCGTCTCTCATCTTCTACGTTTTCTAAACCTGCTACCCTATTAACTCTGTAAGATGTTCTACGTTTGTTTTTATAGTCTGAATATAATTTACGGCGGCGGTTGCTCCCACCCTTACCATCAAATACTATGATGACACGGGTGGGATTGAACATATTAATAGCAAATCCTATGCTTTTAAGGAAACCAACAATGCCACCAACATGAATACCGTTATCGTTTAAAGTTGGCATTACGCTGAATACTCTGATAAAAGTATTCAAGCCGTCAACTATTAAGACTTTTTTATTTGTATCCTGAAAGTCAACACTACCACCTTTTTTCTTTATCTCATTCAGTATGGAAAGATATCTGGCGTTTGACATTAGTCGCCAATTACCTCATCCGTCTCAACTACATCATCAATTCCCATATTTTTCATATCGTATTTTAATATAACTTTTTCACATATCTGTTCATAAACGAATGATTTGAAATCGGGATCTGATAGTTTCTCCCCAAACTCTTTTGATTGAAACTTGTGTTCTGCTCCTAAGTGATCGGTTATAGTGTACCAAGCACCAGCTTGTTTTACTATACTATGATCTTTCATCACTTTTAACCAACTACCTACATCATCAATTCCACTCTCAAAGTATAGAGGGAACTCACAACTTCTCAAAGGTGGACCTAAACGGTTCTTGATAACTTGTGCAAGTATCGTCATACCAATTGTATTCTTCTTAGCATCCTTGATTTGACCTTTATTCTTCACTCTGATTCTTGTAGATGCGTGGAATGGTAATGCTTTACCACCACTTGTAGTCCAAGGATCTCCAAACATAACACCAAGTTTTTGTCTTAACTGATTTGTAAACACAAGAGCTACTTTCTGTCTACCAATCATTTGTGTTATTTTTCTCATAGCTTTAGATATGATGATAGCTTTACTCGTAGCCCAACCATCTTTATCAAAGTCTGCTTCCATTTCAACATTTGTTGATGCAGCTGCAAGTGAATCTACAAGAATGGTTACTAACCTATCTTTATCTGATTCTCTTACTTTTGCAACAATCTCTTCTATTGCTTGGAATATATCCTCTACAGTTTCTAAATGCAAATACAACATACTATTGATATCAACACCAATTACCTTTAGAAAATCTTGACTTACTGCAGTTTCAGTATCAATGTAAACTGCTACACCACCTTTTTTCTGAGTCTCAGCTAAAAGATGTGCACCAACCAAAGATTTACCACTTGATTCCAACCCATTGATTTCTGTAATTCTACCTACAGCAATTCCACCATTAGGTTTATTAGCAATTGCTAAATCTAATAATGTAGAACCTGTTGAAATAAAGTCTTTTATATCTGTAGGTGTTGTATCAGAACCATCAAGAAAGTAAGCGACTTTAGTATCTTTGAAAGTTTTATTTAAACTAGCGGCAAGTTGCCCTGCCAATTCGTCTCTTGTTGACATATAATGTCTCCTAAATTTGTATAACATAGGGGAGCAAAAGTCGAAACTCTCACTCCCCAACTTATTAGTCTTCTATTAGTTATTAAACAGATCGTCAAATGCTGCTGAAACATCCTCAGTTGATTTTACATCTTCTTTAACTTCGGATTTAGTTACAGATTGCTCTTCTGATTCTTCTTCGCCTTCTTCTGGATTCAACCAAGCATTAAGAACTTCAGTTAGTTCTTCGTAGGTTTGTTCCTGATATATCTCAGTAATATCCTTTTGATTGTCGATTAGATTCTCAAGAAGAGTAGCATCTTCCGTAATCGGGGTTTGATTTGGTTTAACCCTGATGTTTGTTTTTGGAAACGAAGCTCCAACTTCTTCTGCTGTCTTGAACTCTACCGTAATATCACGACCATTCATTGAGTCGGTAATATCACCATAATCAGGATCAGCAATAATGGAAAGCAGTTCTTGATAAACTGTTTTACCAAAACCCCAAAACTTAACACCTTGATTCTCTTCACCACGAATTACTACAGGAGCAAACGTTCTCATTTTAGATTCGATCTTACGAGCTAATCGGTAGTCTTCCTTGTTACCCGAAGATTTGAGTTTTTGAGAAAACTCTTCGATTGGGTCAGGACGACCAAATGACATTGGTGAGAGATAAGATTTTCTACCTAAATCATAATGGAAAAATAACTCGATGAAAGGGTTGTCCTTATTGTGTTTATAAGGTACGATTCTTACTTGAGTTGTGCCGGGTGACGGCTTCCATAGATTTGAGGTACGATTGTTTGTGATTTGAAGTTGACCTAGACGCTTCTTCAGTGCGTTAATATCCATTAGATATCTCCTATTTGTTATTTGTTAAGTTTAATTGTTTAATTGTTACTATTCTTTTTGTAACTGTTTTCATACATATATAAGTATGATATATATTCTCCAAAATACAATCTATTTTTGTTCAATATCAGATTTCCAAGTTTTTGTGTGTATTATTGAATATACCCTTGTTGGTATTTCATACAGACCCTCTTCGTTTGTTAATAACATACGGTTTCTGTAGTTCTCCCAGGGTATTGGGAATGAGTTGTCTAACACACCATTGTTTAATGTCTTGACTAACTCATTAAGTGCATTGATTGTGTATAGAGAATTTGATTGTTTCTTTCTGTGTATAGAAATTGTATCTACTGAACTCTCAATATAATCATCGGTTGCTTCTACATTGTATGTGCATATCAATTGATGATAATCGTTCTCGTTCTGAAATACATATATCTTGCTGAATACTATATCATTACAAGCTATAATTAAATCTATTGTTTCGTATAATCTATTTCTTTTGCAAAATGTTGCTAATAATTGTGTTTTCATTTGTTTTCCTTACAAGAATTTCCTATTCTACTTGAAAAGACATTTTCAGGTTTTATTACTCCATCTTCTGATAATCTAAATCCCATATTAGGTGCGGCTTTCATAGTTCCAAGACAGTCAACACCATCTGTCCTATCCAATTCAGCACCTGCTTTTTTATCAGCAACTCTAAAGTTAGTAAACTTTTGATAATCCATGTCTTTATTATTAATTTCTGCTATCAATAGATGGGCTTTAACAAACCTTATAGCAGTTTGTTCCATTTTATCCCATTCTTTATCAGTCCAAGATTCTGAACCTTTCTTTTTATCTTTTCTCCATTTGTCTTTCCATGCATTTGCTTGCCCTTTAGCTTTATCTTCGATATCATCAACGTTAATACCAAGTGAACTAGCATGATTTTTAGCATTATCTAAAGAAACATCACTTTTCTCTAAATCGGGAGGGTCAGTTTTGAATAAAAGCCCATGAACATCAATCATACCATTCAAAATTTGTCTTGTATTAGGATTTTTATATTCTGTTAGTCTTATTTTTTCAGCTCCTGCACTAGCTGCACCCGCACCAACTTTTACACTGCCTGGTCCTTCAGCTTCAACTGTTACCACAATAGAAGATGCTTCATCTGCTAACTTATCGTAGTAATCAGTATCATTTGGATCTAAATCTCCTAATTGTCCCAAACAAATCATATCACCTACTTTATAGGTTACGTCTGATGGGAAATAAACTTCATGTCCTTTTCTTGTCTGTATCAAACCAATGACACTTTCTGCTAAATCTGAACCACCTGCTGCTAAAGTATCTGATTGTAACATATCGTGCATTATTTCCATACACTCTTTTTCATAGCCTTCAGGTGATAAATTAGAATCTAAATTAGATATTCTATCTATTATTTTTTGTTCTTCTTCTACAGTTCCCTCATCAGATTTGTCTGTTATACCTTTTATTATTGTTGCTAATTTTTTTGGATACTCATCTAATATTTTTTTTCTACCATCGGATGTTGAAGGATCGACTCCATCAATCATAGCAGCTACTTTAAAATCTTCTCTATCTTTTGCTAAATCAGTTAAATAATCATTATGTTTCTTTAAAGCTCTTCTAACTTTTTTTGCTTTTAATTCTGCTTTTTTACTATCCATTCCTTTTTTTACGAAAGCATCAATTAATTTTTGCTTGTCAGGTATACTTTTTATTTTGTGTTCTGTACTACCAAACTTGACACCATCTATATTTCCTGAAGCACTATTTACTTGTGCTACCTCTATTGTTGTTTCAGTATTTATATCTGTTGGTGATAAATCTTTAGTTCTTATCTTACTAGCTACTCTACCACCTTTTGTTTTTTTAGCTTGTGCAGGTGCTAAATCTAAATCTAATTTATCAACCACATCATCCATAAATTGTTTTTGTTTGTCTGTAAATTGAACTTGTCCTCTTTTAGTTTTATCATCGTATGTTTCTCCACCTGTTTTAGCCACATAAAGTTTATTTACTCTTTTTGAATCACTCTTTGCTACATATTTTCTAGCTATCTTTTTTTCTTCATCGTCAAAGCTTGTGTTATTATTTTCTATTTTATCTAAGATACCTTTAAATGTAGTTTCTTCTTTCTCATTTTCAAACTGTATTGTTGAAACCATATTTGACATTTCTGTATTAAATTTAGCTTCGGCAGATTTATACGATTTATCTTTTACCTTACCAACATCATCTTTATCCATCATATCAGTTGAACTTGCATCTCTATCACCACCCAATTGTGCATCTACTTTACCACCTTTAGCAAGATTTATAGGTTTATCATCATCTTCAGGCTTTTTATCTCCACCTTTTTCTTTATCATCATCCTTTTTCTCTTTATCATCTTCTGGTTCTTTATCACCTACAGGTACAAGTTTACCATCCGCATTTTTATGTGTAGCTGGTCCACCTTTTTTCTTTCCCCAATTACCAAAACCTAAAAATACTAATCCCATTTGTTTAGCTTGTTTTGCAACTTTTGGGTTTGGTTTACTCGGTGCTTCACCCAATAAAACTTTAACGGCATAGTCAACATCTTCTGTTAACATACCTTGTTCTATTAGATAGTTTTGCAGGGCATAAACGTGTTGTTTATTATTGAAATCAGGCACTGCATAGTACCTGTCTGCAAAATCATTAAAAAAG